TATCCATTAGCCAATCAATTAACAACCTCAACAGACATAGTTGCTATAGCATCTATAGCATCTGGCTTATTAGTAACAACAAACGGAAAGCCACTTATTGCATCAGGAACAGATCCCAGTGCTATGGCTATGGTAGAGATAGATGCAAACCTTCCATGTGCCAATAAAAGATCTCTTGTTGATATGGGAGAGTACGCAATATATTCATCACCAGACGGTCTAGTCTTGGCTTCTAATTCAGGAATACAGCTTATTACACAACAAATATTTACCAGAGATCAGTGGCAGGATTACTATCCTTCTAACGTAGAAGGTTATGAATATGAGGGTAAGTATCTTGGATTTACTTGGGATGGTTCAGATGTAAATACTAAAAAGGGATTTATCTTTGATCCAAGGGGCGGAAAGAATGCTTTTGTTGATTTGGATTTTTATGCCCATGCTGGTTACAACGATAGAGAAAGCGATGAGCTTTATTTAGTTATTGGCGGAGTTCTAAAAAAGTTCGGTAGATCAAACAGTAAGAGAACTTACACATGGAAATCAAAAGAGTTTTATACCAATAGACCTATATCTCCAGGTGTAGCGAAAGTAAGTGCTGACTCTTATAACAGTTTAACTTTTAAACTTTATGCAGATGGTGTTTTAAAACATACTCAAACAGTTACTAGTAATAATATATTTAGATTGCCTGGAGGATATAGAACAAAATCCTTTCATATTATTTTAGAAGGAACAGACCCCGTTAATGAGGTATGTGTATATGAAAGCCCTCAGGAGATAACTTAATGGCTAAAGCCAGAGGAACCTTTGTTGTACCTAGAGCTTTTGATCATGAAGGAAAAAGGTTCGCCTCTAACGTAAATGAGTCTATTGCACAGCTTAAAGGGGAGATAGGAAATCCTCTTGACGCAGCTGTAACCTTTAGAGACCTTATTGACAAAGGTATTGTAAAACGCGACATAAGAATTAGCGGAGCAGGGTCTGTTGTTGGCGGAAGCTCAACCAATGTTATTATTGGTGATGAGGAAGTTTTAGATACGCCACCAGTACCAACTGGGCTTAGTGCTACTGGAGCATTTCAAAACATAGTACTAGACTGGGATAATACTAATTTTGTAGGATTTTCTCATGCTGAAATATGGTCTGCAACTTCTAATAATTTTGCAAACAGATCTTTTGTTGGACAGACTACTGCTAATGTTTTCAATCATCAGGTAGGAACTAATCAAACAAGATACTATTGGATACGCTTTGTTAATACCCAAGACACTCCAGGACCATTCAATTCAACAACAGGAACATCGGCAAGCACTGCATTAATAAATACAGCAGACATTAATGATGGTGCTATATCTTCTGTAAAGATTCTTGATGGTGCTATCTTAAATGCAAAGATAGGCACAGCAGCTGTAGACAGTGCGAAGATAGCAGATGCTGCAATCACTTCAGCCAAGATAGCTGATGCCAATATAACCAACGCCAAGATAGCTGATGCAACTATTACAAACGCTAAGATTAGCGACCTGAATGCTACAAAAATAGACGCTGGTCAGCTTGATTCTGCAAGGATTAATGTTGACACTTTGAATGTAAAACATTTTGACAATGTTAGTACAGACATAAAATCACACACAGGAGCCTTTGTACCGCTTTTAAGATATGGTTCAGCCATAAGGGGTAGTGGCGGAAACACTACATACACAGGATCCAATGCATCCTTTGTGCCTGTGACCATTACTCAGGTTAGAAACAATGCTTCTTATTCTGTAGTTTTGTCTGCCGTATTGGGTAACGTTAATGGCGGCAAGGTTCAATATTCTTTAAATAACTCTACTTGGATAACTGCCTCAGGAGGTGAGGCTAATATTTATTGGAGTGCGGGTACATATCGTGGATACACCTACACATATCAAGGACAGATAACAAATATGACAACCTCGCAGAGTACTGTATATTGGAGAGTTTACTTTTCTGGAAGCTATAATCATACTCACATGCAATTGCACGTTACAATGGATAACACAACTTAATGAAACACTTTACTATATATAAAACAGAGACTGGTATTATTGAATCTGTAATTAGCTCTGATTGTGACGTTGATGATATTTTGGTTAGCTCAGATGAAACCATTGTAGAGGGATATTATTCACCATCAAGTATAAAGTTTGTTGATGGTAGCCCAGTTAATGTGTCAGTTGATTTTTGGGATGATGTAAGATCACAAAGAAATATTCTTTTGCAAAATTCAGACTGGACGCAAATGTCTGACAGTCCTTTATCAGATTTAAAAAAAACAGAGTGGGCAAATTATAGACAATCTTTAAGAGATTTACCTAGCTCACATTCTGAAGCCGAAAATTTTGATGATATTGTTTTCCCCTCAGAGCCAGCTTAATTAGTAATATAATGCTACATTATTATATAATTTAATGGTATCTTATGGATAAAATGCTATCACAAGTAGATGTTAGAGTTTATTGGGATTATATAGAACCTGGTTTGCGGGAAATAAAAAAAGAAGCAAAACCAGAGTGGAGACCAGAAGATATATACTCAGCATTAGTAAATGGGATAGCAGAGCTTTATGTAGATATAGAGCAAGACCCATGTGAGAGCTTTATTATTCTACAGATAAAGCCTAGTATTTTTAAGCCAACGCAATCATTATTAATTTGGGTGGCTTACGATAAAAGAGAAAATGCTAATGGCAAATACATGGAGTATATTGAACATATGGCTGAACAAAGAGGTTGTAACAAAGTAGAGTTTTGGACACCTTGGAAGGGATTAGCAGATGTCTTGTCTCATATAGGTTATGAAACAAAACAATACATAGTGGAGAAAAAAATATAATGTCAGGCGGTGGATCAACAGAAATAAAAGACACAAGAGCACAAAAAGCATTAGCTTCAATTGCAGCACAAAGATTTAATCTTTATCAACAATATTATAAACCTTTAGAAAACGAGTTTATTGCTAATGTTGCTGCAATGAAAGACCCAGAGGCATTTGAAAGCGTAGAGGGTTTTGTTAATGCACAACAACAACCACAGTTTCAAGCAGCTAGAAAGCAAATGCAACAACAGTTATTTGCACAAGGGCAAGATCCGACCAGTGGACAATATCAAGCTTTAGCAGGTCAAATGCAACAAGCACAAGCAAGAGGCATGGGGCTAGGAACAACCGAAGCTTTGTCAGGACAGTTAGATAGATACTACCAAGGTATGCAAAACATAGTAGCTATGGGTCAAGGACAGGCTGGTCAAGCAATATCAGGAATTTCAGATGTTGGAGCTTTGGCACAAAAAAGAGCAATATCTGAAGCACAAAGTTCTTTCCAAAGAAACCAGGGAACACAATCTATATTAGGATCAGCAATTGGAACTGGGGCAGGATTATATTTAGGAACTAGAGATGGATGATTATTTTGGAAATTTTCAAGGATTGTTTGGCAACAATCAAGGCGGTTTTTTTAATCAAAACAATAACCTTTATGTAAATCCATTTAGGTCTGGTGATCAATCAGCACAAGACACATTGGCAGACTTATATGAAGCCGAGTTCCAAGATTATTTGAACAGGTTTTTTCCAGTAGAAAAAGATTTGATAGCACAAATGACAACTGGATTTGAAGGCTTAAAACAAGAAGAAATAGGCAGAGCTCAAGAAGCGGTAGCCAGGCAATATGCGAATGTAAGAGGACAGGAGCAGAGAAGACAGGCTGGTTATGGTTTAGAACTAAGACCAGATATGCAAGGAGACTATCAAAGATCAGAAACTTCAGCATTAGTTGCTGCAAGAAATTTTGCTAGAATGAGAGCTAATGAAAGAAGAATGCAGATTTTATCAGGCGGAGCGGGTAGTGGCATGACTCAAAAAGCAGTTACAGGAGGATTGGATGGCTAGTGGATTAGGTGGCTTGTTAGCAACAGGTCAAACAACAAAAAAACAAGCAACGGCTGGATTGTTGCAATCAGCTAGATTAGAGGCACAACAAGATATTGCACAACAACAACTTGAGATGCAAAAAGAAGCAGGCAT